GTTTTTTGATGCTCTCGAAGATGCCAAAGCCAAGGTAAACAGTGGGACCTAAATCCCCAAAAATACTCCACCAGAGGAGTTTAAATCCAGTGCAGACAGTTCTTCTGCCTAGTAGTTTGACTGGAATAACATTGGACCTGATTTTGTTAAAAAAACAATCTCTAGTCCATCCTCTCAGTCTAGGACTGCAACCACTCGTTACCAACCTAAAACAGGAACCACAACTTCAGTTGTGAGTCAACCACCTACAACAACTCCAACTGGAACTCATAAATAACCTATTGAGTCTAGTCCTAAGGAACTGAAAGCAAAGAAATCTGCCAACAACAGCTTTAGCTACGTCAATTTGGACAAGGAAATTGTTTGGGACTAAGTTGCGAGGAAGAATTTTAATTTCCATTTACCTGGGAATAATTAATTTTTGGACGAGATTAAAGTTAGCAGTAAGGCTAATCACAGGACTATTCTTGAGTTCAATGCCTATCGTAAAGGCTTACGGTACCTGAGCGCTAGAATGGCCCATTTTAAATCAGGGCAAACGTTGCTTGAGATGTCATTCCTCAAGCACACTAACTAAATACAGACAACAAAGAGCACTGTGACTGCTGACACTGACTGTAAGGTGTTACCTAAACACATCACTGCTGTTCACTGTTCCGGCTCCTTTATCAACCAAATTAACAAGCCCTTTTACGTCCACAATGACGTTTTGGTTGTCATTCAAGGCTCCATGACTGCTGTCTGTTCTCAAGACTTAGCTTATAACTTAATGTGTCGCATCAAGTTTATCAGCTATGTCGGCAGATAACTATGGGTTTACCAATTGGGAACCTAAATTCTAACCAGTTGCTAACCATCTGAGGTCAAAAACACCGGGTCACTGGTTGTTTTTGGTTCCGATTGTTTGTTGCAATTGAAACCAGATATAAGAAAAACACGCTACTCAACCGAACAACCCGAGTCTATTGAGTAGTTTCTTAACCTCATTTGTAAGGACTTAGGCCTTGAAGTCCCTGTCAACACTAAAGGGTTTTATGTTGGTAAGCAAGTTAAATCATTAACTAGCTTATTCAAATAATTGCCTTAGAAGGTTGTGGTTGAAAGCAAACAATCCAAATAACAACCACTACCCACCAAGAGCTTGCTTTATTAAGTGAAGCAACCTCCTGCACTACCCCCTAAAGCTTAACAAATCATGCCTAAGCAGCAATAGGTGGCTGATCTTGTCTTTGAACAACCCAAGGATGTGTCAATGAAAATGAGGTACTCTCAATTATGGCACTCAAACCGCCATCTGTTCAACATTGCTAACCCCAATTATTAGGTGGTAATGGGTGAGATCATTTATGAGTTTCTGGAAAATTCATATGAAAGATGCCCTAAACTAACTGGCATGATAATTGCACTGCCTCTAGCCGAAGTTCTCAAGAAATGTAGTAATCTTCAAGGTTTACTTGATATGGCTGAGGACGCAAACAAGTAACTAGAAAGGTTGGAACAGTCTGAGCTGAGTTAAGCTGCCAGACCCCAACCCCCCCAATGCAAATGCGGGTCGAGCTCAACTCACATTTATGACTGGTCTGCTGCCGGTGATGTTCTCTATGATGTCATAGCAGAAGGAGACTGTTTCCTCAAAGCCATGTTTCTGGCCTACAACAGCTCAATTGGCAAGAACAAGAATGACTTCCCCAAATTTCTTTAGGAAACTAAGTAAATTTGTAGTAAAGACCAGTTTTAGGGCATTTTCAAAGACGATCGCTGCTTAGGGTTCACACTTAATCAGATGGTGCGATTGATGCATATGTTCAACATCCAACCCACCATTGCAGGATGTATGCTTGAGGCGAGGAAGTACCTCTTCACTGGATCTTCCAAAGCTGACCTTGGAAGGGTTAGTCTTTGGTTGTGTGATTAAGGAACTCCACATGTCTACCTTAGAGGGCCTAAAGAATGTTTTGATAACATTCTATAGTTAGCCATAAGCAAAAAAATAACTTTAATGTCTGTCAGTACTAATGCTTCCTCCTGCAAAGTTTGCTATGAAGCCACTGGAGATGAAATTGGACAGCAAGAAAGTTTAACACTTTATGGTGAGAGAAGGGTCGATAAGTTCAACTCTTTCATAGATGTAATTGTCAATAAGAGTGATAATATCATCTAACGCCAATTAACAGTTGAGCAAGAACAAGACCCTGGCTAAGGTTTAGACCATGGGCAGCTCAACACCTACTGCACTGGTTTTGTCAAGCAATAATTCCATGGTTCATTTGACATCCACTGCTAAGAACAACCTAATGTGTGTCTTGGTGGTAAGGCTTATGCCCAGGCTTGTTTCCCTTTGATAACAGCAGTACCACATTTGCCCAGAGCCTGCATACACAATTCACTAACTAGTGGGTAGAGCAGGCACATGTGTTAACTTCAAACCCCAACACTTGACCCAGTTTTCTGGCAAAATTTTTGGGATTTTAGTCAATCAATCATTGATTCAATATTTGAGTAAGATATTGAACACTTCCCTAAAGTCAACAGGTTTGACTAGTTCAAAGGAATGATCAGTGACTACATACAAAACGGCAGTTTCACCCCAGCTGTCAAGAAGAAATATCGCAGAATATTGGAGGGAGTGTTTTCTTTCTAGACTATACCCAACAATATGATAGGGTGTTTCATTAAGAGGGAACTATTAATGAAATAAACACACGCACGCAGGATTCAGACCAGGAACCATGCTTTTAAATTGATAACAGCTCCTTTTACAACTAAGTTGCTTGTTCAAATTTAAAAGCAACCCTGGTACATCGGTTCACTATCCTCCTTTTAGAAAGGGGATTACATAGCTTAACTGTTAAGCCCTTACCAGTAGTGCGTCGAGATTGATTTTGCTCGCTACGATGCCCATCAAAACTAAATGCTTTTGAAGATAGAGGAAATGATGATGATCCGCGTCTTTGGACAAGAATTTTCAGATTTTTGGAGGCAATGCACAATGAGTGTTAACAAAGGCATTTTCCAATCTCAATAACATCTCAGATATTCAGTTTTGGCTACTCGAATGTCTGGTGAAAGTACCACCTCTATAGGCAACACTATAATCAACTACTGTATGTAGAAATTTGTTGCACATAGACTCTAACAAGATTGGCAACCAGTGCCTTTCGGTGACGATTCTATAACTGGTGTTACCGGAGACATTGACATACAGATTCTCTAAACAGAATTTGCCAATTTCGGAATGTAAATAGAGTGTAAAGTTGGGCCTTTAATAGGTTCAAGTTTCCTATCCAGCGTTTTCCATTAAGGACGCAACACCATCTAACTTGTTAGAGATCCAATTAAAGCCCTTGTCAAACTTCCTTGGTGTTTGGACAAGAGGTAGCTAACCCCAAAGAAAATCCAAGCTTACCGTAACTCGAAATTGTGTAATTTTGAGTATGAGTTCC